GTGCTGACCAGTGAAGATAAACACCGGTTCGGAGTTAGCTGTGAAATCTGCGAAGAGGATATCTGGTATTACGAGCACCTCGACTATCTGCCAATTCATGCCGCATGGCGATATACCTGCTATCAACTGCGCTGGCTGTGGCATACCGCTGGCTACGGACGAGACATATGCCTGCGTCCGCTGCTGCGCCGGCTGGATGCAAGACGACAACATCAGAATGCACGGAGGGGGCGATGAGAAAAGTCAGGCGAAGATGTAAGAACGTGGATTGTCGCGAATGGTTTCACCCGGGTTACTCAAATCAAACGTGGTGCTCACCAGGATGCGGAACCCTGATAGCACTGGCAAAGAGAGAGAAGGACCGGCATAAGGCGATACAGGAAGCAGAACGACGGCGAAAAGATGAAGCTCAGCAGGAAAAGCGCCACACCAAAATCCGCAAGTTAGCAGTAAAGCCCCTCAGTTACTTCCACAGACAAGCCCAGTTAGCCTTCAACGAATATATCCGCACTCGTGATGCCGCCGAGCCGTGCATCAGCTGCGGACGATTCCACGAAGGAAAATATGACGCTGGACATTACCGTACCCGTGGGGCTTCACCGGCTACACGCTACGAAGAAACCAACTGCCATAAGCAGTGCGTACCCTGCAACCAGCACCTTTCCGGCAACATTGAAAACTACACGCCTAACCTGATTAAGAAAATCGGTCAGGCCGCTTTCGATCGCCTGATGGGTCCGCATGAGCAGAAAAAGTGGACGCGGGAAGAGCTACAGGAGCTGGCTGCGCACTATCGGCAGAAAACCAGAGAGCTGATCAAACAAAGGAGCGAAACACCATGAGCCTTGAAGCAACAGTAAAATATCATTTTCCAAAAACAGCGAGCTTTGCGGGTATGCCGCCTGCAACAGCTTCAGATGCGCTATCAGGCACTGACTACATGGCTGCCATGGGAATGACTCAGAGCCGAGTGCCGCTGGGCTATAGTGCGTTCATGGGTAAGGTTGGAGTGAGCGATAACGACGCCCGACGCGCCGTATCGTTATTAACTGAATATGCATTGAGTACCTGCGATAAGGTTGCCGCCTTGCGCAAGCTAGACACCGATATTAAGACAGCGGTTATGCAAACGCTCGCAACTTATGCCTACATGGATTATTGCCGAAGCGCCGCCAGCGTCAAACCCTGCGAATGCTGCCAGGCGAAAGGATTTATTGAGGCTGACGTTTTTAGCATGAAGTCACCGCTATCAGGTGGCTCAGCACGAAGCGTGAAGGAGGTTGTTCGCGTTATCTGCAAGACCTGTAAAGGTAAGGGCGTCGTGTCATCAGCTTGTCGTGACTGTAGCGGACGTGGACGGGCCGTTGATCGCAAGCTGACTGAAGAGCAGGGCGTGCCGGTCATGGGGGATTGTAAGCGTTGCTGCGGGCGAGGGTATGAGCGCATCCCCGCAGTTGAAGCATTCCGAAGCATTTGCGCATTTACGGAGGCTATCAGTTTGGCAACGTGGGACAGGAGCGGAAAGCCATTCTATGACCAGCTTATCGGCAAGCTGGAAATTGAGGAATCATGGGCTAACTCCTCACTGAATAAACTTACAGTTTGAAAATAACCCACCGTAAGGTGGGCTATTGCTAATTAGTTTCCGCCGGGACGTGAATCTGATGAACGTCCACCACAGCGAGAACCATCTGCTGCCGTATCGTTAGCATGTTGGCAGTTGCCAGCAAAAGCTTGTGTAATTGAGCCGAGAGATAAGGCAAGGAAGAGTATTGCTAATGTTTTTTTCAAGGCATGCACCTTTGCATTTTATTAAATTAATAGGTTAGTAACATGAACCGCCAGCATGGTGAGAACCGGTTCCGCCGTGTGGATGTGTGCCTTTAGGACATGCCATAGCTGAGCTTGAGAAAGCAAATACTGCGGTGAGCATTAAAAGTGCGGCAATCTTTTTCATAAATTTCTAGCATCCTGAACAAGAGAGGAGTGAAGCGATGGTCACAACAATCTATCAGAAGATTCCTATTAATTAATACTGATATATGATCAGTTCTTATGATTTAATTTCTCTTGTAGGCTTAACTGAAAATAAAGGACATAAAATCGCTGGTTATTTTATCGTGAACTATTTACTTTTCAGGAAGCTGGGGATATGATTCCTAACAGTTGAAGTTGCGCGCTGTTGATTGACGCGTTAACTTAATCCAGTCAGTTCCATCAATGATAATGTGGATGCCAAACAGCCTCGCGACCTCACCAGTCTGCGGGCTTTTTTATTATCCCCAAGAGCGGATAAAACGGCCCTTATACCCTGTAGCGGGTAAGTAACATCACTAAACTATTTCAAAGGTCAGTCATAGAACTGGCCTTTTTCATTGCAGACTTTCAAAAGATTTCTGACATAACCTGTTGTCGCTTAGCATGTAAAACTTTCAATCAAAGAGGTTAAAGCATGCAAAGCATAAAAAATTATTCGATACCCCTCGGTAATGTTTCGCCATCAAATCTTGATGGGCTGTCCGCATTGTTTGAAGAGTACTCTTCATATTTTGATGGGTACCTTTTAGCAAAGTATGGCGGTGATGGGCAATATCAAGTAGTGGATGGGTCATTCGAAATTAAAGGTGCAACAGAAAACTTTATTGAATTCATTGCAGTAGTAAACTATTTCTCCGGATGCAAAGACCAAGACCATGATATTGATGTAGGCGGAAGTGCTTATTATGAAATCACTAATGGTCATTTAAACGTCAGCTTGGATGAGACAGTCTGGAATCAAGATTAAATTTCATTTCAAAAGCTCACTTCGGTGGGCTTTTTTCGTTTTTCGCCCCTGCCAATCAATATCGACTCTCACCCTTTCCTGTGTGGCAGCGGGCGATCTTTTCTTCTGACTACCTGCAGCACCGACCGTAATCACGGAGGTGTTATGAGTATCGATATGAGCAAACTGGCTTCAGGCGCAGCATATGGCGCATCTGCCGGGACAATCGCCAATGGTCTTCTGACCCGGCTAAGTCCCGATGAGTGGAGTGCTGTAGGCGTGCTGGCCGGTATTCTGGTCGCGCTGTTCACGCTCGGCATCAACTGGTATTACAAACGCAAGGCTACCCTGGCGCAAATCAAAGCCCTTCAGCGCTGGCCCACCGCGCCTGGCATCAACGAGGAATAATCCATGGCTATGTCAAACAGCCTGCGCAATAAGCTGATTGCTGTCGCGGGTGGCGGAGCTATGGCTATCGCTACGGTATTCCTCGGTGGAAAGGATGGCGTTGAGGGCAGGGTGTACGAGCCTTACAAGGATGTGGCTGGCGTCTGGACTGTTTGCGATGGTCATACCGGCACAGACATCATCAAAGGCAAGAAATACACCGACCGGGAATGTGATCGGCTTCTGTGGAGTGACCTGCAACCGGTTAAGAAGTCGGTAGATGGGCTGGTCAAGGTGCCGCTGGGTGAATATCAGCGCGCTGCGCTCTACAGTTTCACTTACAACGCTGGCACTTCTGCATTTTCCAAATCAACTCTGCTGAAGCGGCTTAACTCAGGTGATGTTGACGGTGCCTGTGAAGAGCTGCGTCGGTGGATTTACGCTGGCGGTCAAAAGTGGCGGGGATTAATGAACCGTCGCGATATGGAGCGCACCATGTGCCTGGCGGAGAGTGCTGATGACCTCAAAGGCTAAAGTGCTCACTGCTCTAATCCTGCTGGTTCTTCTTCTCTTAGCCACGTCAGTAGCGTTCGCGCTTTATTACCGTGGCAATGCCATCGACTACAAGGCGCAGCGTGACACGGCAAGCAGCAACCTCAATCTGGCAAATGACACTATCACCGATATGCAGACACGCCAGCGTGATGTGGCCGCACTCGATGAGAAATACACGAAGGAGCTAGCAAGTGCTAAAGCCACTATCGATCAGCTGCATGATGACGTTGCTACTGGCAAGCGTCGGCTGCAGCTCAGCGCCACCTGTGCGAAGCAATCCGCCACCGGCACCCCCGGCCTGGATGATGCAGCCAGCGCCCGACTTACTGACTCCGCTCAACGGGATTATTTCACCCTCAGAGAGCGAATCGAAGTTGCCGGAATGCAAATAGCCGGATTGCAGCAGTACATCAGAGAGCAATGTTTACGCTGAGTATTGTACTGTCCGAAAATGGGTACTAAATTCCCAAAAGATGAAGAGCTATGCCCATTCGGGTCTGGCTCTTTTTTTATGCTCGAAAATCAGCCCTGACAGGATCACCTGCCGGGGCTTTTTTATGCCCCAAGTAAATCTCCGCGCAGTCGCATGCGCATCTCAACGAGAGCCTTTCAGTAAGCGAGCCTGAGAACAGCCGTTATAGGTGGCGACCTCTCTCGGGCGGCTTTTCTGTGCGAACAGGCTCACTTTCTAAAAGGTAGAAACGCAATGACATATCCAACTGTGATCGTAAACGGCGTATCCGTTCGTGTAGACAGCGAAGGGCGCTATAACCTGAATGACCTTCATGCAGCGGCAGTATTGAAAGGCGAGGCTACTGATAACCAACGTCCGAGTCAGTTTATGCGAAGTAAGCAGGTGCGCAAATTTGTGCAAACACTGAGCGCAGTGCAAAAATGCACGGCGGTAGATGCTGTGAACGGTGGGGTCAACCATGGCGTCTGGGGAATGGAGCTAGTCGCGATCAGATATGCGGCATGGCTAAGCCCTGAGTTTGAAATTAGGGTATATGAAACCTTCCGTGAAGCTGTCCTGAATGGCATTGGCCATCTGAACCAACTCAACCGATTAGACCTGCTTATCGCAACAGAAGCGGAGCAGGTAAGCGGTTGCGCTCGGACCATGAATAAATGGGGGCGGGGCGGCCGTAAGGAGCTACTCAACAATGCCCGCGAGCGCATTATCGAGCAGATGGATCCTGATATGGTTTCGCTCATGGAAGATAAGGCGGCATAGCCAACGCAAAGCTGCGTCGGCAGAGAGCCACTTTCACAACGGCTTTCATCACAAGGCGCATTTCCGAGTGCGCCTGATGATGAATCTCTCCGACAAGGGATAACGGTTAGCCACGCTGTGAAGCTTTGTGAAGCAGATTATGTCAGGCATAAAGTATTCTTTACGTCAGACATAAAACAAACTTTAAAAGCAATCTATGCCCTCATCACTAGCTTGGGTACAATAAAAACTCAACTATAGGGGGCGCGCAATGGGCTGGAAAAGAAATCCTTGGTCATATTTATATGATTGGATCAGGTTTTTAGAAGAATCAGGCTTTGATATGGATGCCAAGCTAAAAGCTTTTGAAGTTAATCAAGCCACTCGGCTAGACAGAAACAACCCTGAAGAAGTCGAGTTTGCCAAAGTTCTAATAAAGGATGCATTAGGCCAGCTTCCAGCCGGTGAGATCGACAAATATATTTTCCCATCAGACGTTGTTGGTTTCAGCCCGGCTTTTGAGGATAGTGAAGGTTACGTTTTCACAGCACATACACCAGAGGGTGAAGAAGACTTCCTCTTTTTGGTGGACAGAAATGCTTTTCCTTCAGACAAATCGCTGGAGCACGTGATGCTCAAGCTAGCCAAAAATAGCGCTTACGTTAACAAGCTTGTTCTTCAGAGATTTCATACACGGCCTCCCTATCAATTAGGTAATGGAGGGATTGCTTGCGCAAAAATATCCTTTGGTGATTAAGTAAAAGCCGCCTCCGGGCGGTTTTTTATTGGAGTAATTGCAAGGAGGCTGGAGTCATAAAATCCCCAAAGGCGCGCGCATAGCTGGGTTTTTATCTGGCGATACGTGAAATTGACTCTTCAGCCTCGTTAAGACTCATTCCTCCATGTACGTTTGCCGGGAAAACAACATCACTGCCTGAGAGCACCCACACCCCCCTATGAGTGGGATGGCGTGACAACTCCTGACCTTCCACTACCGGGAATGCCTTATCCACCACACATACACAGTAACCATGAATACTGTGAATTATGAGCGCCCATTGGGGACGTGAGTTGATTGAAGCCCTTCTTACTACAACTGCGGTGTCCATATGAATAGTTTATGCATGTTATCAATGCGTAAATGATAACCGAATTATGCAATCAATATGTAGACGCACTGACGAATAGCGGAAACAGAATGCCAAGGCATCAATTAACCGAAGGCCAAACCTATGACAGGTACCTATCGAATTACAGTAACCACGAAGTCAGGCGAAACACATGAAGGCCTGATGAACCGATCACAGCCTGAGATGGTTAATGGCTTTATTGGCGTTGCCCGTGAAGATGGCGCTTGGGTATACCTCGCGCCGGATGACGTTCTCAAGATTGAATACGTGCCAGAAAATACTGAGAAAGAATAAAGCTCAGAATCAGATGCACAACGTCTGCATATGCAATAGCCAGATCAATCAGCTTACCCATTAAATACCTCCATAGTTAATTCAACCTGCCGTTAGTGGTGGTTGTTCTATTGTGAGGGTTATCCCCTATTAGCGATGAATTAAGGATTCCATATGGCATCCCCAGATTGGGAGGCCATCGAGTCGGCTTACCGGGCTGGCTTGATGTCTATCCGCGAAATAGCTTCACAGCATGGCATCACACACGGCGCGATAAACAAGCGTGCAAAACGTGACGGTTGGGAGCGAGACCTCAAGGCGAAGATCAAAGCCAAGGCTGATGCGCTGGTATCCAAACGTGAGGTATCCAAACAGGTATCCACTGAAGCGGCTACCAACGAGCGGATACTGATCGAGGCCAACGCTGAGGTAATCGCCAACGTCCGCATGGAACATCGTGGTGACATTCGCCGAGCACGTAACATCGCCAGCTCATTGTTTGGTGAGCTCGAAGCGCAGTGCGCTGACGTAGGTGCACTGGAACAGCTTGGCGAACTGATGCTTAGCCCTGACGACAAAGGGCAGGACAAACTCAACGAAATCTACCACAAGGTTATCAGCATGCCTGGTCGGGTAAAGTCGATGAAAGATTTATCCGACACGCTGAAAACGCTGATTGGCCTTGAGCGTCAGGCATATGACATCGACGGCCCGACCGGTGATGAAGCATCGAAGAAACTTTCTGACCTGATGGACGATCTCGCGAAGGGGTGAGCATGAAGCCTGAACATCTCAATCTCTTGCGAGATAAGTTATGGCGCCTGAATCACCTCTACTGGATAACCGATAAAGAAGGTAAGCCGATACGCTTCCAGATGACACCGGAGCAGCTCGAGTACTTCGAGGGCATGCACACACGCAACATCATCCTAAAGGCTCGCCAGCTAGGCTTTACGACCGAAGTCTGCATTATCCAGTTGGATGCGGCACTGTTCGAAGCTGCTAAGTGCGCCCTGATCGCCCACACCCTGAACGATGCAAAGCGGCTCTTCCGCGAAAAGGTGAAGTACGCCTACGACCGCCTTCCAGCAGAAATCAGGGCGGCCAATCCGGCGAGCAATGATTCGGCGGGAGAGCTGGTATTCAAAAAGGGCGGGTCACTCTACGTCAGCACATCATTCCGTGGTGGTACGCTGCGTTTCCTGCACGTTTCCGAGTTCGGAAAGATATGCGCCAAGTTCCCCGACAAAGCCCGTGAGATTGTCACTGGTGCGTTTGAAGCTGTATCCAGCGATTGCTTCACTACCATTGAGAGCACCGCAGAGGGCCGGGCCAGTTACTTCTTTGATTACTGCCAGACTGCTGAGAAAGCTCAGTTGCAGGGTAAGACGCTTTCCAATCTCGACTGGAAGTTTTTCTTCTTCTCCTGGTGGAAGAATCCCCTATATGCAATCGACCCCGTAGAGCCTCTACCGCAGCGCCTGAGCGATTACTTTGACGATATCGAGCAGAAGCATGGCGTCATTCTCAATGATCGTCAGAAAGCCTGGTATTACGCCAAAGAGAAGACGCTCGGCGACGACATGAAGCGCGAGTACCCATCCATCCCGGCTGAAGCATTCGAGCAGTCGGTTGAAGGGGCTTACTACGCTAAGCAGTTCCGCTGGCTCTACACCAATAAGCGTGTAGGTGAGCTGCCTGATAACTCACACCAACTGGTTCATACCTTCTGGGATATCGGGGTGGGCGACTCCACGGCCATCTGGTTTATTCGTGAGGTAGGTGATGAGTTCCATGTCATCGACTACTACGAGAACAGTGGTGAAGGCCTCCGGCACTACATGAAGGTGCTGAAAGACCGCGGCTATGAGTACGGCGATCACTGGGCGCCGCACGATATCGATAACCGCGAGTTTGCCGGTGATGGCAAGAGCCGTAGGCAGATAGCGGCAGAAGGCTTTGAAATCGACGGCCAGGTTTATTCAATCCGCTTCAAGGTCGCACCAAAGCTTGGTGTTGATACCGGCATCGACTCTGTGCGCGAAATCCTTCCTAAGTGCGCCTTTGACGCATCCAAATGCGAACAGGGCATATCTCACCTTGAGGGGTACCGCAAGGAGTGGGACGACAAACGCGGCTGCTGGAAAGACAAGCCTTTGCACGACTTCACATCGCACGGCGCTGATGCGTTCCGCTACTTTGCTGTGGCGAAAACGAATCACAAACAGACCGGCGCAATATTCTTTTAAGGAGCTCATCAGTGAGTGAACTAAGCAACGGGGAACAATTCCTTGTGAACGCCCTCGCTCATGAGATAGGGCGCCAGCGCATGATGTATGCCGGTCGACCGGGCAACACCAAGCGCATAAAGCTATACGAGGAGTTCGGTTATCCCGATGAGCTTGGCTTCGAACAGTATTACCGCGCCTATGAGCGTAACCCTGTCGCATATGCCGCCGTGCATAAGCTACTGGAATCGTGCTGGACGGATAAGCCGACGATTATCGACGGTAGTGAGAAAAAGGAGTCAATGGAAACCACTGATTGGGAAAGGGCTGCAACCAAGTTACTGAGCAAGCACTGGGCGAAAATCAAAGATGCT